TTTAATTTTATTTCATTAAAAATTCGGTTTATAAGCGTTCTTTTGTCGTCAGTAGTAGCTTTTCTACTGTTATACATCTCTTGGGCTTTAAACGCCAATTCGTGGATTTCTACGCCTATCTCATAGTAGTTATTAACCCGTTTTTCTAGCTTTCCCATTTCCTCTAAAACCTGTTTTTTCTTTTTGGTATATTCTTTAAATTTTTTCTTGTAATACTCAACAGATATAAGCTCGTCTATTTTGTCCTCATATATTCGGTCAAGTCTATTTTCCATTTTATCTAACTCTTTTGTAAGACTTTCTCTGGTATTTTGGGAATAGTCTTTTTTGTCTTTGTTCTTTTCTTTAAGGGCTTTATTTATCCAACTCAAGACTTCCTTATCTCTAGGTTTTATTTTTTCTAATAATTCGTTAATCTTTTTTTCAATAATTTCTTCTCGGATATAGCTTTTTCTTGAACAGGGCTTATATCCTTTGCATTTACCATAATTATGTCCTTTTTGTGTTTCCCAACTAACAAGACAACCACACTCGGAACAAGTTATTAGCCCTTTAAAAAGGTGAAAATGTTTTTTTAATTGTCCTGCTTTATATTTCCTTTTTAATTTCTTTTGTACTTCATTAAAAAGAGTTTCAGAAATAATATGTTTATGCTTTCCGTCGTATTCTTTACCATTCCAAAGAATATAACCACAATAAAAAGGATCTTGAAGTAAACGATGAAATGAACTTTTATTTACCTTATTACCATTTTTATTGCGTAAGCCCTCTTTATATAAAGTTTCAACAAGCCTTTTAATAGTATAATTACCTGAATTATACAACTCAAAAGCTTTTTTTATATAAGGAGCTTTTGTTTTGTCGGGGATGTGTGTTTTATGACCTTTTTCTCCGACTGTTTTATAACCAAATTTTTGACCATTAGGTATCCAGCCAGCCTCAATTTTGGCTTTCTGTCCTTTTTTTACTTCCTCACTTAAATTGTTTGTATAAAATCTAGCAATAGCAACTTTCATATCCCAAACTAAATTTTCATGTGCTTTTGTATTTTGATTTACAATAAAATTTTCTTTTACAAAATGGACTTCTCGTAAAGGGTCGGCAGATATCCAATCGCTTATAATAGCACCGTCTTTTAAATTTCGAGTTAGGCGGTCAATCTTTTCGCAAAGAACCATTTTAATTTTTCTTTTCTTAATATACCTTAACATCTCATTAAAAGTCTTTCTGATTTGTTTTCCACTGGCTGATTCAGAAATTTTGAAAGTTTTAGAAATTACAAAACCATTACGTTCTGCATAAGTGCGTAATAATTTTTCTTGTGATTCAAGCGAGTATCCTTTTTCCTCTTGCTCTTTACTAGATACTCGGCAATAAAGAATACATCTTTTGTCTTTTTCAATTTCCATATTATTTTTTGTTATTATTTTGCATATTTTTTATACGCAATTCTCTAAGTAAAGAGAAATAATCAACAAGTCCGTTTGCTATCTCGGAAGCGTGATCAAAAGTTAATTCTTCGCAATATTCCTCTTTTACGATTTGTTGAAATTCTTTAACTGATTTTTTATTAAGCATATATAAATATTAAATACAAAAAGGGACGGTCGTTGCTTACCCAATAAAACAAAGCCAAAGGCAATATTTATCGGAACGAACCGCCCCTTTTTAGGGACAAATAATATAAAAGCCACTGGCTTGAATATGTTTTATTAGGTAAGCATGTATATAATACCATATTGAAAAATATAATCAATCTTTATCATATTTTTCTCTAAAATCAATTTGTGCAAGAACATCAAAAGCCTCAACCCAATCATTACCTATTTTAGCCGTTTCTTCAAAACTCAAGTCAAGCTCATAATTTTTTTTGAGTATTTCTTGCAATTCAATTATAAGCTTGTTGCTAATCATACTGACTTAAATAATACAGACCTACTAAACACACCATTCTTAAAAGGCAAAGAATTCAGTTTAAATGCCTTGTATTCCACTTCGCCGACCCATTCGCTCTCAAAAGTCTTTTCAAAAGTGGGAGTGAGTACAGATAAAAACTTTTCTATAAATTTGTGAGCCATCCAACCTACTAGCTCTATTGGTTGTTTTAATGTCTGTGAACGAAAGAATTTCTTTTTTCCAAAGGTTCTTTTGTCAAACATATCTTTACTAAGGTATTTACAAACATACGCTCCAATGTTGTCTACATTATTCAATTTTTTAATGTCTATGTTTCCTTGATCCCAAATTTGTCTTATCTCACTAAAATGAACAAAGGGCATTTTGCAAAGCAAGTGATAATGAACCGCACCACGTTTTTGAAACTCAGGAATAGCCAAATACTCAAAACTAGGATACTTGTAAGTCATCCTCTTAATAAACTGATTAAAAATATAATTAGCTTCTTTTAGGTCAGTGATGTTTTTGGCAAAAGTCAAAGTCATAAATTTAGTTATTTGCGGATTGGAATTTATCAGTCGTCTAATCTCTGTTCGAGTGCGATTGACTGAATATTGTTGTTTCTGTTGTTGTAATTTTATTTGCTCTTCTAAGCTTAATTGTATTGGCTCTTTGTGAGGCTCATTTTTTACGCTTTCTTGCGTTTTTTTTTCAAATTCCCGCCAGACTCTTTTCTTATAGTTATACGACTCAGCATGTTCACCCGACACCACAACCTTTTCGTTGTAGGAGTAGGCCATAACAATTTTTCGTTAGATGTGTGGATATAATCAAGATTAGAATGTAAGACTTTAATTTTGTTTCAAATTTCCTGTGCCAAACAACATTTTTTCGTCGTCGGGCAGACTGACGAAAAAATATTTTATTGGCTATCCAAGAAATTAAATTAACAAAGAGTATAAGTTGTTATTACTGTATCAGGGCTATTTAGTTTAGCCCCAGCTTTTCTCAAGTAAAGGTAGTACAAGTCTCCACCTTGACTAAAGTAAGCTATCAGAGGCTCATATATGCCTATCTAATACAGTTTAAACAGCCAAGCTGTGTTAGTTTATTTATTGGCTGTATTTTTATTTATATGGAAAAGAAACTTTCCAATTGGACTGGTTCGGCAACTACTGCCGAGTTAGTCAAAGACCAAATCCTTGACCGTTGGGGAGAGGACGAGGCAAGCAATTACGATCCTAAACGTAATTGTTTAACCTTTAGCCGTTGGCTTGAAAATGGCTATCAGGTGAAGAAAGGAGAGAAAGCCATTAAGTCCTTTATTGTTGTAGAACAAAAGGACGAAAAAGGTGTAGTTATTCGGAAATATCCGAAGACAATCAACCTTTTTTACATCAAGCAAGTTGAAAAAGCTTGATGTGGCAAAAAGTAGTGGATCCTAGTGGTTCACTACTTTGTTTGCTGTTTATGATACTGTGGTGTGTTTTTGTCTTGTGGAATTAGTCCAGTATTATCGTTTGAGTGTGCTTTTTCATATTTTCTGTAATATGGAAATTCTGGGTACTCAATAAAATTAACTGCTTCATGCGTGTTGTAACAATTTGCTTTTAGTTTTCTAAACAAAAAGAATCTTCTTTTTACTGCTCGTCTGCGTATGTTGTCGTCTTTTAAATCTTGTAATTCAAAATATGACACCATGAATACTTTTTTGAATACATTTCTGACTTCTGCAAAGTGTTGACCCAAATCTCTTATTCGCTTATCTATATTGGAAGTGTGTTGTACACCTGCCCAAATATCTAGCGGAATAATATTACCGTCTTTATCTTCCTTAATATCGTGTCTATGAGCAGAAAATTTTTGTTTAGCTGACGGTGGCATATTTTGCCACTCACGAGAATCAAAATATCCCTGTGCCTCGTCAACAAAAATCTGTCCACCTTTTATAGATAAGAGTTCAGGAATTTCTGACCAAAAATATACTTTGCCTACTTTATCTTTATCTATTTTTTTCTTCTCTACATATCCGCTAAAATCTAGTTTCCAATTAGCATAAACATCATAACCTTTCAAAAACATATCTAATGCTTTGTAAGTCATGTACAATGTTTTTCCTGCCCCGGGTTTTCCTGTAATAATAGTGATCATAAATCTAAGGTTTAAAGAATGTAACCATTTTGAGTACAAGCGTAATTAAGAACAGTGTCATTTCAATAAATAGAACAATCAACAATATTTTAAACAAAGCAAATATTGGGAATATTAAATCTATCTTTCCAAATGTTGGAGCCATAGTTGCAAAAGCATTATTCACGGCTGTTAATACGGCGTTATCTGGGCTTGCGTCTGGTAAGAGCGAAAATACTTTAACTAAAATTGTTTCAATAAAATCAAACATAATATTTATTCGTTATCACTACTAAATAAATGCGTAACTCTAATTACTACATACATGGCAAAGACAAGCCATAATATGGCGACAACATAAGGTCTTACACCGCTGGCAAAACTCTTAACTCTGCTATCGCTCGCCGAAAATATCTTGATATCCAAGTCATATTCGCCATCGGCTGATACAGATTTAAAAGTTATATCTAAGTCGTCATTAGCAGGAGCAGGATAATTGCCGTTGAACATGTCATAAAATCCGTCATGAAAGGCAAAGTAATAATTGAAGACAATTTTGGTTCGTAACATATCAACAAGACGAGGAAAGAAATAATCAAACTCACTTGAGTTATATATAAAATCAAGATCAGAAACATAAATACCAAACGGATATTGTCTTGACATTTCGCCTATATCAGTGAGTTGTACTACATAATGCAAAGACTGGGTGGATGAAGCTGTCATTGTTACCGTATAATTCCAAGTATTAGCCATGTCAGACAAATCTTTATTGTGATAGCTACTATTAAGAACATTCCCGTTTTCGTCATATTGTTTTATGTTAAAATTTAAGTTGCTTAATGTAGACGAAGCAGGATAAATAAAACCAAAAGTAAAATCTGCTGAAGTTGAGCCTATTGGCAAAGTCAACGCAGTGTCAAAGACTGGCGACTTAATTTTAATGTCATAGTCTTGATAATAATCAAAGTTAAAGTACCAATCATCGGGATAGCCCTCTATGATTTCAAGTCCGCTTAAAGTTATGTAGTCCATTAAATTATCATAATCCACGCAGTCGCCTGATACACTGCTTATTTCTCTTGCAATAAGTCTATGGTTTGAAGTTTCGTGATAAAACTGTCCTGAAAATTCATTAGCAACGCAATCAATGTTATAAGTAATATTTTCATAGCCTAAACAATCATTTGTAAATCCGATTCTGTTTTGACCTACTATCGGGCATGTGCCTGTTACAGTTATATAACTGTCATTTATGGCAGGGCTTCCTGTATCGTGGCTTGTAATATCAAACGGAATAGTGATTGGATTATCACTAAATACTTTGAAATGTATATCTGTTGATTCACCTGTGGTATATCTTGTTGACCCTTTATAATAATATGCTTGTCCATTTGGGTAATCTTCACTACTTCCTAGATAATTTGAATTGTTATACATAGTTCTTAACAATGAACCGCTTTCGTTGTCATTATTATCTGAACTATTTAAGAGAATAAAATAACTGGTATTTCCTGAAACATTAACAGGAGTGTCAAAAGTAAAGTATGCCCATTTGTAATATAGACCGTTATCAGCTCCACCCTCATCGCCTGCGTTACAACTAGCGTCTTGATTTATCATTCCATTTAATTCACTTGCGGAAAATTCTTTTGAGGCTAGAGGTGTTTGACAACCAGAATACCAGCCATTAGTCGCAGAGTTACACAAAGTCAAAGTTTTTGGTTTTGTAAAATCTCCTAGACGACAAAGTTTAAAAGCAACTGTGCCTATTGCTTGCGTGTTAGCCGTGGTTAAAAATTTTTGTCCGTGTCCTGTTTCGTTAAGGTTTCTAATAAACCATGTGTACCAATTTGAAGTAGGGGAAAATTGAACAATATCTCCTGTTGGGTTTTGCTCCGCTTTTGTTGTTTGAATAAAAAATAGTGATGTAAATAGAGATATTACTAACATCATTATTATTTTAGATTTTGTTAATTTTAATTTCATAATATTATATTCGTTATGTCTTGTAGCAGGGGCTAGGCTAATAATGGCCAGCCCCTGCAAGACAACATCTATTTCATGAACTTGCGAGACAATTTCCAGACGAAGCCGATAGAAAAGATAATCACACCAACGATAACAATGTTTGCGATGTTAGCGGTTATTACACCGACAACATTTTCTTTCATTGTATCTACTACCATGCCAGTAGTTGATGCAACAGCAGGATCCACGGCTGCGAAAGCACTTGACCCAGCCAATAATCCACCAGTTACAGCTAAGCTGAAAGCAGTGATTTTGGCTTTATTTCCACTTAATAGACCTTTGATTTTGGACATCATAGTCTTAAGGGTTAAAACTTCCTAATGAATAAAATTAGTATGCCGACCACTGTTCCGATAACCAAACCGAGAACAATCGCTTTAGCAAAGACATCGGCTATTAGCACAAAATTATCTAAGTAGCACGAGTTGTTTAGATTGATAATATTAGAACACATACTATTTGCCCGATATTACTTTTAAGAAGATACTCAAGACAATGAATAAGACAATCGGAAAAACAAGGCTCAAACCCAGTCCGGCAAATATGTTGTTGACCATTCCTGCCATATATTTAGGATTTGAAAATAAGTATAAGAATAAGTATCACGAGCAGTCCGAAAAGAATTGCAAACGAAACAGTAAACAGTTGGCTGAAAAAATTTATTAGATCCAACGCTTTGTTCGTTAAGTAAAAAACTCCGTCCTGTCTTTCAACTAGAAATCTCATAGCTATTTTTTATTAGGGATGTAGTAATCCGCAAAAGCCCGTTTTCTCTTTTTGTCTACGATGTAATATGGAAATATATTTACATCGAGCGTAACGGTTTCACCTTCTTTGCCTACTTTGAGATCCATATCAGAAATATTTACCTTTATTGGATAAATACTACCGATTGGTTCAATAAACAAAGTACGGCTTTTACCCTCTGTACCGTCTTTACGAGTGAATTCTCGTATTTCCTCCTTTTTGAGGACGCCTGTTAATTTAAACATATAGAGTTTACGTTCTTAATGAGTTAATGTTCACAAATCGACCTTTATGTTTTGTGTGCATATATCATATATAAACCGAGTTCCTCAAACGTACGGGTGCAATTAGGGGTAAAACAAAAAAACTCGCTAAGATAAGCGAATTTTATAGTATATTTTAAGGGTAAAAAGTTGCCTAAAACACCATAATTTGGTAAATTTAATAGGTTGATATCGTCTATTGACAAAAGCCCAATTTTTTGCTATAATTAAACGTTATAATTGTTCTTTAATAATATGCTCGTTTTGGCTTTCTTTGTGTATATTTTAGCTAAAAATGTATACAGAGAAGGTCATAACAAAAGTGGCTTTCCTCTTCGCCGTATCGGTGAGGAGTAAGCCCTTTATAAAAGGGCGAGGAGAACGGACATGAGTAATACCCGTAAGTTGGCTCACTTGGAGGAACAGCTCGGTGATGAGCGGTTTCAGATCTTGATCAACTCCGAGTATACAGGGAGGGTCAAGGCCTTATGTGACCAGCTCCTCAAGGACGCTCTGCCGACCGAGATGACCATTGGCGATCGTACTTTCGACATTCTTGGCTTCCTGCGGGGAGACGAGAAGTCCGTGGTCGGCCACACCATGGTCAAGCGGGCGGTCGAGATGGACGCGAACCTCGGCGAAGACGACGGGCAGTACCTGCTGGACAACCAGCAGGACATCCCCGAGATCCTGCGAGGCAAGGTCGTGTTCGTCTTCACGGACTGGCGTCACCCCGGCCGCTCCGACCGCGTCTACTACGTCTACTGGCGCGGCGGCCAGTGGGTCAGGGACTGGGACTGGCTGGACGGCCACTGGGACGGCCTCGATCGGGTTCTCCGTCGCAAGTAGGTGCTAGTTGCCTTGGATTTTTGGAATTGGTTCTCGGTTCTTTGGATCCTTGGCGCTTGCGCCTCGCCACAGAAACCCCGTGCGTCAACTGCTTTCGAGCAAGCGACGTGCGGGGTTCTTCATTTTTATGGTATAATATAGTTGGAAAGTAAACGAGTCAGCCCACGGTCAAGGCTTTGGGCGGTTGAAATCTAGATACAGCAATAAGTGAGCGTATGTAAGGTTACGGCTTTGCATAGAGTGCTATTACTGTATTCTAAAAATGAATATACTTGGTGCAATACGCTGGTAGAATAATATTCTCAAATAAAATACAACCTAATTGAGTATTCAATGGGTGGTGATTTAGATGGCTATTGCACAATTTTTGGCGTCACCCCGACAACTCCGACAACGTCTACTACGTCTACTGGAACGACGACCAGTGGGTCAGGAACTGGAACTGGCTGGACAACCACTGGAACGACAACAATCGGGTTCTCCGTCGCAAGTCTTTTCATTCTCTCCCACCACGGGAGAGTTTTTACTTATAAAGTTTCATCCACCCGCCAATCATCCTGCCCACCTCAGCAAGTGGAGTAGACAAGACTGTCAGTTTGTTGGTATCAATCGCTTTTATCTCCCACAAGAGTTTGATAAAAAACTTGAGCATATCAAATCTAGTATTCAACTGCCTTATCGTGCCTTCTTTTTCCAGCTTTGACTGGTAGCTTGCAATTAAAGCAAGTTCTAAACAATCAGTAAATAAATTGTCTATTTTCTTTCCCAGAGTATGGCGAACAGTTTTTGGCAAGTGTATAAAAAAAGTGTGCCAAAGCTGATATGCTTCGCTTAATTTAGAAATGATTGGAATTTCTCCATTATCTCGGGGGGGGGGGTGTGAGAGACATAATTTTGTGATGTATGAAAATTCAGTTGATTCATAAATATAATGATATTATCTGCGTTAATAATTTATTTTTAGCGTGGAATGAATTTGTTATGGGTAAGCGTTCCAAAAAAGATGTTCAAGAGTTTTCTCGCAATTTAATTGACAATATTCTATCACTACATGAGTCTTTAGTAAACAAGACCTATAAACATGGTGGTTATCATAGTTTTTATATCAACGACCCTAAGCGTAGACATATTCACAAAGCCAGTGTTAAAGATAGACTGCTTCACCACGCTATTTATCGCTTGTTGTATCCATTTTTTGAAAAAACTTTTATATATGACTCATATTCCTGTCGTTTGGAAAAAGGCGTATATAAAGCAATTGAGCGATTTGATGAATTTTCCTACAAAGTCGGCAAAAATGACACAAAGACAGTCTGGGTATTGAAATGCGATATTCGTAAATTTTTTGATAGTATTGATCATAAGGTTTTGTCTAATATTTTGGACAGCTATATTCCTGATAAAAATATACTTTGGCTTTTGGATAATGTTATAGACAGCTATCACAATAAAAAACAAAAAGGAGTTGGGCTCCCTCTTGGTAATCTAACTTCGCAACTTTTTGCTAATGTGTATATGAATGTTTTTGACCAATGGGTAAAACACAGACTAAAGGCAAAACACTATATTCGTTATGCCGATGATTTTGTTTTTTTCGGGACAGATAAAACACAACTACATTCCTTGATTGAACCAGTAAGAATTTTTTTATTGAACGAGCTCAACTTAACACTTCACCCAAAAAAGATAAGTCAAAAAACACTCTACTCAGGTATGGATTTTTTGGGCTGGGTGAATTTTTCACAGTACAAGAAATTACGATGTAAGACCAAAGAGAGGATGTTTAGAAAGCTTGCTGATAAACCAAAAGACGAAGTTTTTCAATCCTACCTTGGATTGCTAAGTCACGGTAACACTTACCAAATTGAAAAAGATCTACGTAATCTTTATTGGTTACTGGGAGAATAATTTTATCTAAGAATACTCCCTATTTAATTTTACTTTGCCTTGACTTCCTGTATTAAATATTAAAAAATCTTTCATTTCCTTATCTTGTTTGATAACTTTTTTGTTAACATCTTCACAAGCACGAGCATATTTTCGCCAGTTATTTTTTCGCCCTTTGTAGTCTAACTCTTGAAATTCATCTTCAGCAATTTCTGCAAAATAAAAGTCATCATTAAGATCGCTTTTGTTAGTAATGAAAATGTGGTTAAGTATTTTGTGAGCATTAGTTATTCTTTTTCGCTGGTTTATTTTCACTTTTTCTCCATTTATGTACAAAATACTCTTTTGTTCATCAAATCTCGTTTTATTGTCCTCTTCCTCACACGTCAAAAAACACTCTTTATCTAACCTCTCAAAGACCTCACTGTTTACCACCTTAAAAGATAGCTCCAACATATCCTTTGAATACGGTCGGGAAAATAAACGGCAGAAGTTATCAAACTCCTCTTTGTCGGCAACACAGCTTTTCTTGAGCTTCTTCATTTTCTTATGAATAAGCTCTAAGTTAGAGTAATACGCCCAAAATTCTTTAGAAAACAAAACATCGCCCCTAATATCTAAAAATTCGTCTTCATCCATACAATCATCGCAATTTTGGCCTATAACTTTGGCAGTATCGTCAAATATGCCCTGCATGATGTTTTTAACAAGAGGATCAGAGTTTAAAAAGTAAATATACTTGTAAATAATAACAAAACGCTGAAAAATACTTGTTTCCAGACAAAAAAGTCGAGTAAACTCGAGCATTTTTTCCTTGATTTTGGAAGCATAGTGTCGCATGTTATGGGGATGTGGTATTTCATAGTTAGGTTACTATATTATACTGTATTTTTGTATGTTGGGCAATTTTGGCTAATGTATGCAGTTTTAGACAAAAAAGGTAAAAAGGTGTAAAATATAGTATATAACTTAGCCTGTACAAGGACTATATTTTTGAATATTTATGAAAAAAAATACATCTATTAAATTTATTGATTTATTTGCAGGTATCGGTGGTTTCCATTTAGCTTTTCATAGAAATGGAGCTGAATGTGTTTTTGTTAGTGAATGGGATGATCATGCACGAAAAACATATGAGCATAATTTTAAAAAAATTCAACCTAATCTTTTTGAAAAAGGTTTATTTGCAAAAGGTAAGGATTTATTTGTAGGTGATATTATGAAAGTTGATTCAAAAAATATACCAGATTTTGATATTGTTTGTGGTGGTTTTCCATGTCAACCTTTTAGTCAGGCTGGATTCAAAAAAGGTTTTGAAGATGACAGAGGTAATCTATTTTTTAAGATCGCTGAAATTATAAAGGAAAAGCAACCTCAAGCATTTTTTTTAGAAAATGTAAGAAATTTGCTAAATCATGACGACGGGAAAACCTTTGGGATAATTAAAGAAACTATTGAGAAAGATTTAGGATATTCATTTTTTTATAAAATTGTTAGAGCGTCTGATTTTGGACTACCACAACATCGGGCAAGACTTTTTATGGTAGGTTTTAAAGATAAAAATATTGATTTTGAATTTCCAGAACCTATTAAACTTAAAAAAACAATGTCTGATATTTTTGGTGGTAATTGTCCAAAAAAGATAGGGTTTACCCTAAGAGTTGGTGGTAGAGGTTCAAAAATTGATGATAGAAGAAATTGGGACGCATATTTAGTAGATGGAGAAGTAAGAAGGCTTGAAGTGGAAGAAGGTAAAAAAATGCAAGGGCTTCCTGCTAATTTTAAATTTCCTGTCCCAAAAACTCAGGCCATGAAACAATTAGGAAATTCTGTGGCTGTTCCTGCTATACAGGCAGTGGCAAAACAAATAACTTACTACTTAAACAAATAAAAAATATGAAAGCAAATAAAGGTGAATGGAGTGAAGTCTATGTTTTTTTAAAACTTTTAAGCGAAGGTAAAATTTATGGAGCGGATGAAAATTTAAATAAAATTAGTGATTTGTTTTATACCTTAATTAAGATAATAAGATATAATGAACAGTTGGAATTTTTTTATGATACAAAGATAAAAATATATAATACAGATCATAAATTGTTATTAGCACTACCTATCATAGATTTTAAAAATAAGGCAATTAAATTATTAGATGAAATTAAAAATGCTAGTGGTAGTTCTTTTGAAATTCCTGAAATTGAATCGTTCATGAATAAAATTTATTGTACAAAAATAAAAGCACCTTCTCGTGAAAAAAGAGATATTACAATAGTTGTTAAAGATTTAGAATTAGGAGCCGAACCAGAACTTGGATTTAGTATAAAATCTCAAATTGGAAACCCCTCAACATTATTAAATGCAGGACAAACAACTAATTTTATTTATGAAGTGAAAAACATAAGAAAAAATCAAATTGAAAAAATTAATGCATTAGAAGGAAGAAGTAAAATAAAAGATAGATTACAAAAAATAAAAGACTTAAAAGGTATTGTAGAATATTCCTCGATGCAATCTCAAACTTTTAAGAATAACATGGAAATTATAGACTCCTCACTTCCAGGGTTAATTGCTGAGTATGTTTTTTCGTTCTTTACTGATTCAAGTAATAAAATCTTAGACTTAACTAATGATATTATTTCTAAAGACCCTTTAAATATTGGAGATGAAAATAAAAATGCTTTTTATAAAAATAAAATTAAA